CAAACACAATAGACACAACAACCCTTTCAGACTCTTCTGAAACCCATGTTACTGGCTTAACTAAATGGTCGGGTTCAGCAGATTGCTTCTGGGATGAAACAGACACAAATGGACAAGTGGCATTAGCCATTGGCGAGTCTGTGACGATGAACTTTTATCCAGAGGGCGCAACTACTGGCGACAGATATGCGACAGGAACAGCCACCGTTGTTGGCGCAAATGTTACTGCTGAATCTGATGGGATTGTTGAAACATCATTCAGCTTCACTGGCAATGGCGACCTCACATGGGGTACGGCTAGTTAATGTCTAATGTTTTAGAAGCGGCTAAAACCCAGTTCCGCGACAGGCTATCAGGTGGCTTGTCGCAACTGGTTGTACCAGAATGGGAAGTCAACGGTAAGCCAACAACGATTTACTTTAAACCATCAATGACAATGAAAGAACAAGGAGAAGTTCTGAAGTTGGCTAATGACAATAAGCAAGCTGAATCTATAGTGATGACGCTTATTATTCGGGCGTTGGACGCTGATGGCAATAAGATGTTCAAGCGAGCGAACATGACCGAACTCATGAACCACACAGACCCAGACATTATCAGCCGCATTGTTGTTGATATGAATGGAGATGAATTGGACTTGGATGACGCAGTAAAAAACTAAAAAGTGACCATGATTTGAGGTTTTGTTTGAGTCTGGCAGAACATTTACACAAGTCATTAGACGAAATTATGGCACTGAGTACAGATGAGATTTTGTTGTGGCTGGCACACTTGGAGTTGAAACACGATGGCAAGTAATGATGTAAAGATAGTTATATCAGCGCATGACAAAACTAAAAGAGCATTATCGTCAGTCAATCGTGGGTTGTCAGGGTTAAAAAGGGCGGCATTTTCTGCTAAATCCGCTCTTGCTGGTATCGGTTCTGGTCTAGCAATTAAAAGCATAGTCAATGCGGCATCTGAAGTTGAGCAATTAAAGGTCAGGCTGAAATTCCTCACAGGCTCAGTCAAAGATGGCGCAAGGGCGTTCCAGATAATGGATGGCTACGCATCGCGCGTTCCGTTTACCTTAAAAGATATTCAAAACGCCACACCAGCATTACTGGCTGTTGCTGGTGATGTTGAAGAACTCAATGGATTGCTCGCGGTAACAGGTGACATTTCTGTTGCGTCAGGTATTTCATTTCAAGACACAGCATTACAACTCCAACGCTCATTATCTTCTGGCATAGCATCTGCTGAGATATTCAGAGAACGTTCTGTTAGGGAGATGCTTGGGTTTCAAGCTGGCGTTGAATACAGTGCGGAGCAAACAAGGGCGCACATCAACAAGGCATTTAGCGGCAGTGCGTTAGACATAAAAGGTGCGACACAAGCCATGTCAACCACCTTTACTGGCAACGCATCCATGATGATAGACGCATGGGATAAGTTCAAACTGGCATTGGCTGAAACAGGTATTTTCGAGAAAGTCGGGGAATTGATAATTTGGGCGACAGGTAAGATGAAACTGTTTACCGAGATGGTGAAAGACCCAAGGCTACATGAGCTGCTTGGGAGTATGTCGGGATGGTTTAAAAAGATATACAATTCACTTGTTGCACTTCCCATTAAGATGGCTGAACTGTGGGTTGAGGTTGCTAAGGGTTATGCGTGGCTAGACCAAGTGGCAACTAATTTTCTTCAGTCTATAAATAATAATCTTGCAAAACTTAATCCAACCATACAAGGACTTGTTCCGCTAACAGAGGGGTGGCTTGAGAGCGCAAAAGAGGGTGCTGACTTCTTCACGCTGGGTCTTAACAGTGGACTTGATGACGCTCTCGTTAAGACCAAAGAACTCAAGGCTGTTTCTAATACTATGCCCAATAACACTCATGATTTTGGCAATGGTAAGCAAACAGGCGTTAAACTTAAGCCGTTCAAAATGGAATTTGACACAACTAGCGCACAAGGATTCAACGCCCAGATGAACAAGATGATGCTACAGGTTGGCGATTTAGATACTGCGGCTGTTGGAATGATTGGTAACTTTTCTGATGGGTTAAGCGGTCAATTAACTCAAGCATTAATGACAGGCAAAGCGTCATTTGGTGATTTTGCTAGGTCGATTTTAGCAATGATTGTTCAGATGATTATGAAGATGCTTATTCTAAAAGCATTATCTTCTATCTTTGGTTTTGGTGCTGGGGGCGCGTCTGGGGGTCAGGTAACAAAAGCAGAGGGCAAAGCATCAGGTGGCGGCTTAAATCGTGGCAAGCCATTCATGGTGGGCGAGCAAGGCAGAGAGTTATTTGTTCCGAAAACTGATGGGCATTTAGTGCCTAACCATAAGCTAGGCGGTGGCGACCCATTAACGGTTAACTTCAATATCAATGCTATTGATACTCAAACAGGCACAGGATTCTTAATCAAGAATAAGCAATCCATCGTGGGAATGATTGACCAAGCCTATCGCAAACAAGGCAGACAAGGAGTGATGGCTTAATGGCTTTTCCAACAACACCTAAACCGCGCTCAATAAGGGTTCGCTCAATCACGCCAAACTTAGTCAGTGAAACGCACAGCCTAAAACGTCAAGTCAGACAGCGCGGCGGTCATCGTTGGCTTATTGAAGCCACCTATCCACCCATGACACGCGCACAGTTTGCGCCACTTTGGGCATTTATCATAGCGCAGAAAGGTCAGTATTCAACTTTCAGCTATACCCCAGCCGAAGTATCTGATTCGACAGGCACAGCAACAGGCACTTTAACCACTAGCGCGGCAAGCGTTGGCGCATCTTCAGTGACGGTTTCTGGATTGACAGGCACACTCAAGGCTGGCGACTTTGTGAAGTTCTCAGGGCATGACAAAGTGTATATGCTGACGGCTGATGGGTCATCTTCATTAGCGATTGAGCCGCCATTAACCAGTGCGGTTTCATCAAGCGAAACAGTTATTTATAACGCAGTGCCTTTCACAATGGCTTTAGCTGATGACCAGCAAGAAACAGGCATGGATATTAACCAGATGCACTCTTTTGAATTGTCTGTGGTTGAGGTACTTTAATGGATAGGGGTGCTGACTCAGCAACACTCGCGGAGATAAATGCCGACCAGTGTATTCCTGTCAATTTATTAGAGATTCATTGGGATGACCAGATTTCGCGCATTAGTGATTTCAATCAGACCGTCACCCACAACAGCAATGACTACACGGCAATGGGTCATTTCCTATCGTTCAGTGATGTTGAAGAAACATCCGAACTCATGACAGGCACGTTAACTGGCTCATTGTCTGGCGTTGATAAGACATTTATGGCGTTGTTCTTGAGTGAAGACTATATTGACCGCCAAATTGATTTATACAAAGGATTTTTGGATTCATCACTAACGCTCGTTTCTGACCCATTGTTAATCTTTAGTGGGCGTATGCACAAGCCAGTTATCCAAGAGAACCCAGACGAGGGAACGTGTACATTAGCCATCGAAGCCGCCAGCCATTGGGTTGATTTTGAAAGGCGTTCTGGCAGACACACCAACCATGCCGAGCAACAAGTTTGGTTTGCTGGAGATAAGGGTTTTGAATTTGCATCTGAAGTGATGAAAGATATTCCTTGGGGGCGCAAAACATGACTCCATCTGACGAGGTTTATTTAATTCAAATGCTGGACAAGTCGGCATTGCAGAAATTCAAGTGGGGGCAAAATGATTGCAACACCTTATGTGTTGAGTGGGTTGACCGCGTTTGCGGAACGGACTATCTCAGCCGCGTTAAAAATCATTACAAAACTAAGAAAGGCGCAGTGAAGTTTTATCATAACTTTGTGCAATGGGTGTCTGAACTCAAAGAGTTGGGGTGGCAAGAGGTTGAACAACCTCAAACTGGCGACTTGGTTCTGCATATCGACAAGCACTTTGTTTACGCTCATGTGTTTGCGAGTGGCAAACTGTTTTCAGTAGACCCAAAGCAAGGGTTAATCACTGGCTTACCTGTTCTAGACGCGCAATATACCATCATGAGGTTCGTGTAATATGCCACCACTCATCTTACCGTTAGCGGTTGCGTTAACTACGGCTGGAATATCTGCAACAATCGCGCTTCCGTTAGCGATAGGAATCGTGTGGGCGGTTGTAGGCACAATGGTCGGAATGGCTATCAACAATCTAGTCGGCATGAGCGACATGGATGCTGGCGACTTTGATGCGCCTGATACTGGCCGCGGTTTATTGGTTAGCAAAGCATCTAGTTCCGAGCCATTAAAGGTCGTTTATGGGTTTAGGCGCGTGGGTGGTGTTCGGGTTTTTACTGAAGCCGAGGGCGGTGATAATCATAAATATCTACACTTAATTATCGCGCTGGCAGAGGGTGAGATTGAAAGTATAGAGAATATCTATTTCAATGATACACTTTCAACCGACAGCCAGTATTCTGGGGTGCATGAAATCCACAAGCACTTAGGGTCTGACGGTCAAGCCGCAGATAGCACTTTGGTTTCACGCATTACTAACTGGACAACCTCGCATAAACTGTCTGGCGTTGCTTATATCTATACACGCTTAGAGTATGACCAAGATGTGTGGAGCGGTGGATTGCCGCCAATCACGGCTGATATAAAAGGGGTTAAAGTTTACGACCCTCGCAACAGTTCAACGGCTTGGAGCAACAACCCAGCATTGTGTGTGCGTGATTACATGACTAACACGCGCTATGGGCGCGGTATTCCATCTAGCCAAATTGATGACGCATCTTTTATTGTCGCGGCTAATTACTGTGATGAGATGGTCACAAAAGGCGGCTCAAGTCAAAAGCGTTACACTTGCAACGGTGTCATTAATGTAGAAAATAAACCCATGACGGTAGTAAACAAAATGCTGTCGTCATGTCGGGGAATATTGGTTTTCTCTGGCGGCAAATACAAGATTATTATCGACAAGCCAGAAACAGCGTCATTCGTATTCGATGAAGATAATATTGTGGGTGCTTGGTCGATTAGTATGGGCGACAAGACCAATACTTACAACCGCATCAAGGCTAAAATCTACAACAAAGAAAGGTCGTGGCAAGATGATTTTATAACCATCGACTCGCCTGATTTACGAACCAAAGATAACGGCTTAATGTTACAGCGCGAAACGCAGTTGCCTTTCACTAGCGATGAAGCGACTGCCAGACAGATTGCGACCATTAACTTGAATCAATCGCGCCAACAGTTATTCTGTGAGTTCACCGCAACCATTCAAGGGATGCGAGCCGAGGTTGGTGATGTTGTTTACATCAGCCATGAAACTCCAGCGTGGACGAATAAGAAGTTCCGCGTGATGAAAATATCATTGCAGAATAATGATGAGGTGTTGATTGCCGCCTTGGAATACGATGTTACCGTTTATGATTTCGGCACTATCTCAACCGTTGATGCTACGCCAAACACTAATCTTCCTAACCCTTTCATTGTCAATCAACCCACAGGATTGACGGTTTCAGAGGAGTTATATTACACCTCATCTTCTGCTGGCGTTAAAGCCAGAGCGTTGTTGTCGTGGACTAATGCAGATGCTTTTGCTTATGAGTACGAGGTTGAGTTTAAGAAGACAAGCGAAAGCGCATGGACTTTTGTCACTGTCACTAAATCAACATCAGCGCGAGTGGATGATTTAGCGACTAACGGTTATGATTTTCGGGTGCGCACAGTTAACGCCAGTTTAGTTCGGTCATCATGGACATCAGCAACAAGCAACCTTGCTGGCTTAACTACACCGCCAGCAGATATGTCAGGGTTTAGTGTTCGAGCATTGGACGGTTCGGCTTACCTTTCGTGGACAGCCGTTGAAGATTTAGATGTTATTCACGGTGGTTACATTCGTGTTCGCCATTCAAACTTAACCTCTGGCGCAACGTGGGATTCGGGCGTTGATATTGGTAAGAAATTGGGCGGCAACGTAACCGATGTGGTGTTGCCACTTGTTGCTGGCACATATTTAATCAAAGCCGTTGATTCAACCGACAACTTTTCTGTCAATGCGGTGTCATCAATAACTACGGTTAAAAACGTTAATGTCTTCAACGTGGTGACAAGCCTTGATGAAGCTGTTGGTGGTTTTACTGGTGTCAAAGATGATATGAAAGTCGCTGGCTCTAACTTACGTTTAGCCGATGCGCCTTATTGGATATTCTTGGAAGACGGTTCACAGATTCTAATGGAATCAGGTGAACTGCTTGAGCGTGAAGCTGGCAACACTGGCGCAGTGGACAGTTATGGAACTTACGACTTCAGCACTTACATTGATTTAGGGCAAGTTTATACTAGTCGTGTTTATTCTGAACTTGAAACGTCTTCATTTAAAGTCGGTGATTTAATTGACAACCGCATAACCAATATCGACACATGGCAGAACTTTGATGGTGAGCCATCAGATAAAGTTACCGCAGAATTACAAATGCGGATGACTGACGATAATCCAGCATCAAACCCAACATGGACAACATGGCAGAAATTACTGGTGGGAGATTTTAAAGCCAGAGCGTTTGATTTTAGAGTCATTGCTGAGTCTACCGATAGCCAATATAACTTGGACATTTCAAAACTAAAAGCGGTTGTTGATATGCCTGACAGGGTTGAGCGAGCGCACGATATTACATCTGGAACGTCAACGTACTCTGTCACCTATGCTCAAGAATATTATGCAACTCCAACTGTCGGCATCACGGCAAATGGATTAGGTAGTGGCGGTCATTATGTTGTGTCCAATTCAACGCGCACAGGATTCGATATTAACTTCTATTCGGGCAGTGGCACAGGTTCGCCATCCAGCGCAAACTTCAACTATCAATCTATAGGTTATTAAATGGCACAGGCAACAGATTACTCCATAGCAA